AGCCAAATGTATCAAATTCTGGCGTTGTAGCAACCATTTTAGCGTTTTTGCCTCTACCAACCATTGATGCGCCTAGTTCAGATATTTCAAGAACCAAGTCTGACGATTTATCAAATTCGCCAAATATGTCTTGCAGTGCTGGCCTCTCATCTAATGCCATCTTGCTGATTACAAGGTCTTGAGTCTTTTTAAAATCGGGCAATGGCTTAATACCAAGCTGCCTAATAGACTGATCCGTAAAGTAATTGAAAGGAAGATCGTAAACGGCTCCGTTGTCAGAACTAAAAAATGGACGACCATCTTCATCAATAATCATTCCGCGCATCCCATCGTATTCAACCCTTCCTCCAACCAAGTCAGAAATAGAAGGCTCTACTGCCATTGGAGGTTCTTTTTGGAACGATAGGGGCTTGAATTTTTTATTTCGCTCGGCTAAGAATGATCTTATGTCATTAGGTGTAATTGTCCCGTCTTTGCCAGATCCTGTAATTTTTGATAAAGGAACCTTGTATTTTTGAGCTAAGTCTTTTGCTAGTCTTGTTGGTTCAGCTTTAGCTTTGCCTTGTGGCATAAGACGAACATTTGGAGCATCCTTTACAATCTCGCCCTTCACGTTGATCCGTGGAGCTTGAGGCATAAGATTCGCCTTGAGCGTGTAGTAAGCATTATTTCCATACGGAATAACCA